AAAGGTGGTGCGATAGTCTGAACTAGGATATAACTTAAGTTAGCAGAAGTCCTAGAGGGTAAGTCGAAGAACATACCCCGCCATGAAAATGGTCAGTAGGCGAAAGCCGAAGTAACAGAATGCAACAAATAACGCTAACAGCTATAGTGGGTTGACTTCTAGCCCCTTCATTAATTTGCAGTAAGCAAGTTTTTGTAGCAAATGGGATGAATTCGGTGGAAACCTTTAAATTTTAAGGTGAGTTTAAAGATAATACCGAGCCAAGCCGTATATGTAACCCGAAAGGGCTAGGGATACGGAAGGTGTAACGACTAGGGATCGAGCGAAAGCGGTAATATCCCCACGAGCTTCCCACCCGAAAGGGATGATATAGTCTGAACAGTATGGTGACATACTGAAGTAGCGGATAAAGAACCACTACGATAACAAAATTGACGAAGTATTAAACATCACCCCTGATAGCCCTATCTCTGCGGCTCAGTTCAGCATTACGCAGTACGCTGATTCTGTAACAATGAGTGGTCTAGAAATGTTGCAAAACAGTTCTAAGGAACAGATCATCGACCTGTTAGACGGCCGTATGCAAGTTTCTGAAGCCCGTTTGTTAAACCGTATTTCTACTGACATCTATGGTGACGGTACAGGTAACGGTGGTAAGAACATTACAGGTCTAGCGGCCGCTGTTTCTACTTCACCAACAAGCGGTACATACGGTGGTATTAACCGTGCAAACTGGACATTTTGGCAGAACCAAGCGACAACTGGTGTAACTAGTTACTCAAACATTCAAGCTAAGATGACAGATGCCGCTATCAAATCCGTTCGCGGAACTGATAAGGTTGACACAATCGTTGCTGGTAACACTTTCTACTCATACTATGTTCAGTCTTTACAGGCTATTCAGCGTATTGCAGGTGTAGAAGAAGGTGCGGCTGGTTTTGCATCATTGAAGTTCTACGGTGGTGGTATGTCTGCTGATGTGATCTTGGGTGGCGGTTACGGTGCTCAGGAAAACGCAACATATATGTATTTGCTAAACACAAATTACATTTTCCTACGCCCACATAAAGAGCGTAATTTCGTTCCTATCGGTGGCGAGCGTCAATCGATCAACCAAGATGCTATTGTCAAGTTATACGGTTGGGCTGGTAATTTAACCTGCTCAAACGCGTTCTTGCAAGGCGTTTTGACAACTTAATCCATTGATTAGAAAGGAAAATATATCATGGCATATACCATTACCCCTTTAGCTGGCGTTGATTTAGCCAATGTCACTAATACAAACCCTAACTCTGCTGGTACAGCAGTTCCTACATTTGGCCCTACTGGTGCTGAAGTGTTTGGTTCTGACGGTTTCCGTTATGTGTTCGCACAGGCAGGTGTAGCAATTGCAACTTCTTCTGCTACTTGCATCATCAACGCTTCTACATTCCAAGTAACTTTGGGTGCTACAGGCACATATTTGTCAGGTGCTTCTATGGCATCAGGCGATTATGGTTGGTTTAGCAAGGCTAGTGTTTAATAGCAATTTGTAGTAAAAACGAAGGGTTACCTCAAAAGGGTAGCCCTTTTTTTCTTTAACTTTTTACCTTAATACCTTGAGGAGATTTAAAAATGGCATTACCTTCAGATGAACAAAATGCAGATTCTCGATTACAAGTTCGCTTCTACAAACGACCAGTAAAACAAGATGATGCTTCCGCAGAAGCTGGCAGACCAATATACAAAGAGTTTGATTTTGTGCATATTTGCGTTGCTGGCGATACTTTGACCGAAATTGATACATTTGCCTTAGAAAACCATAAAACACGGTTTCCCTTACATTGGGCGGCATATCAAAACAAACTTGGTGCTGACGATCAAGGATACGAAGGAACACCATTGACAGAATGGCCTTTAGTATCTAAATCACAGGCAGAAGAACTCCGTGCAATGAAGTTTTACACGGTAGAAGCGGTAGCAAGTGCATCAGATCAACAGTTACAGCGTATGGGTATGGCGGCAGGAATGTCACCCTATGCGTTTCGCGATAAGGCAAAGGCATTTTTAAGTTTAGCCACAACTTCAGCCGAAACTGACAAGCGTGAAGCAGAAATTAACGCTTTGAAAGAAGAACTTGCCAAAAAGGATTTAGAAACTGTTAAAATGAAAGCAGAAACAGATGCGAAGCTGGCTCAAATGCAAGATCAAATGGCCGCTATACTTGCCGCTGTTGGTGAAAAGAAACCCCGTAAACGCAAAGCGGAAGCCACAGAGGAAGCCTAATATGTCATCAACAATGCTTGAACTAGTCCAGCAAGTTACCGCTGAACTTAACTTAGCCGTACCAACTTATGTAGCAGGAAACACTAACCAAGATGTGCAACAAATTCTTGCGTTAATGAATCGTGCAGGGTATGACTTGATTAAGGAACACGATTGGCAAGCATTGGAGTTGGAATATCGCTTTTATACAACTGCAATAACCACGACCTGTAATACTACGAGTGGCAGTTATTTATTGACTAACATTCCTAGCACTACAGGTCTGGACAGCAATTATTCTATTGTTGGTACAAGTATTCCACAAGATACCTATGTTGATACAGTTCTAGGTGCAACTAGCTTAAATACTACCCAATTAGCTTCTGCAACATCCGTAGGTGGTTCGGTCACATTTAGTAGGACTATTTATCCTTTACCTACTGACTACGAAACCATTACCGATAACACCCATTGGGATAAGACGAAACATTGGCAAATGCTTGGCCCTGTTGATGCACAGCAATGGCAATGGCTAAAATCAGGATATATTTCAACAGGCCCACGGGTGCGTTGGAGAATCTTAGGTAACCAATTTGAAATATGGCCACCCTACAACACCCAAGAATATCTAGGGTTTGAGTACCGTTCTAAGGGCTGGGTAAGAAGTGCGGCTGATGCTGTTAAGAATAGCTTTACAGTAGATACCGATACATCCGTATTAGATGACGCAATTATTGTATTGCTGACTAAACTCAAATACTTCCAAATTAAGTCATTTGACACTACTGCATTGCAACAAGATTACAGCCGTTACTTATCAATAGCTAAAGCTAACGATAAAGGTTCTGCTACCCTATCTTTTGCACCCGCTCCAAGTGCCGTGCTTATTGGCTGGGCTAATATTCCTGATACTGGCTACGGGTCTTAATAATGGCTGTCGCTAAGAAGTTCACGGCCACCACTACTTCACTAGCCGCCCCAATTGGGGGCTGGAACGCTAGGGATTCGTTAGCTGAAATGCAACCGTTAGATGCGGTGCAATTGGTCAACTTCTTTCCTACCCCAACTGATGTAACCCTTAGAAAAGGGTATTCCAAGGCTTCTACTGGTATCACGGGTAATGTAGAAACCCTGATGAATTATGCAGGGTATGACGGCACAAACACGCTGTTTGCTATAGCTGGCGGCACAATATACAACGCATCGACTTCTACAGCTACTTCCGTTTTAACAGGTCTTACAAACAGTCGATTTCAGCATTGCATGATTAGCACCGATGGTGGTAACTTCCTGATTGCTGTTAACGGTGCAGACCCAGCAATTGTTTATGACGGTACACGCTGGTACAAGATGGCTACCACAACTACCGCCCAAACCATCACAACAATTACAAGGGGTGGAACAGGTAACCTGACAGCTACCCTAACAACTGCAACCGCTCATGGATTAATTACAGGTAATCGGGTCAGCATTTCAGGAACTACGGAATCAAATTACAGCGGTACTTTTTACATTACCGTAACAAGCCCAACTGTCTTTACTTACACGATGGCTACCGCACCTGCGGCAAATGCCACAGTGGTAGGAACTTACACAGTTTTAGGAATTACAGGGGCAAACAGCAACACATTTATTAACATTAATATGTGCCAAAACAGACTGTTCTTTGTACAAAAGAACACCATGACCTTTTGGTATTTACCTGTGGAATCGATTGGTGGTGCGGCATTAGACTTTCCTTTGGGGTCAATTGCCCGTTCAGGCGGTTTCCTGCAAGCAATGGGTACATGGACACTTGATGCTGGTTATGGCGTAGATGACCTATCCGCTTTTGTTACCAGCATGGGTGAAGTCATTGTTTACAAGGGTACAAACCCCAGCGATCCTAATGCTTGGAGCGAGGTTGGTGTATGGCAAATGGGTCAAACCTTTAGCCGTAGATGCTTTTTTAAATGGGGCGGTGACCTGCTTTTGCTGACCCAAGACGGTTTAGTGCCAATGTCTGCCGCCTTGCAATCTTCACGCCTTGACCCCCGTATTAACCTAACAGACAAGATTTATTACGCTGTAAGCCAAGCGGCAACTAGTTACTATGCCCTTTTTGGTTGGCAAATCAATTACTTTGCTAGTGAAAATATGTTGATTTTGAACATACCAAATGGCACAGGGTACGATCAGTATGTTATGCACACCATTACAAAGGCTTGGGCTAAATTTACTGGCATAAACGCTATTTGTTGGGAAGTATCTGCCGACAACAAAATTTATTTTGGTTCTAGCGGATTTGTAGGTCAATTTTATAGTCAGACTTCAGATGCAGGAACTAATATTGTTGCAACTGCACAACAAGCCTATAGCTATTTTGACAGCCGTGGGCAACTTAAACGCTTTACTTTAGTACGCCCCATCCTACAAACAGATAACGGCTTACCGACCGTTTTATGCGGTATTAGCACCGATTTTGATACCCAGCCATTAGTCAATCAAGTTGCATTTAACCCTGCCACATTAGATGTGGGTGTTTGGGACACATCCTTGTGGGATGACGTTAATTGGGGTGGCACTTTGACAACCACTAAGTTTTGGCAAGGGGTTACAGGAACAGGATTTGCTGGATCAATTAATATAAATGTGGCATCACAAGGTATTGAGTTTCATTGGGCATCAACCGATTATGTAATGGAAACTGGGGGCGTACTGTAATTGCTATGTTTTGATAAAGACTTATTAGGGCCATTTATCGCCCAAAAGTTAAACATGGTATGGACACCTGAAAATTCAAGCACAATTGGCTGGGTAACAGATGAAATAGAAGCAGTAGTTTGGTATGAGGATTTCAATAAAAAATCGGTTACTTGCCATATTTATCTTGAAAAAGGCTTAAATAAGCAATATTTACATACCATTTTTGATTATCCTTTTGTACAATTAGGGGTAGATAAGATTATTGCCCCAGTAGTTAGTAGTAACGACAAGTCGGTAGAGTTTGTCAAGAAATTGGGGTTTGAGGAACAAGCACGATTACTTGATGTTTTTCCTACTGGAGATTTGTTGTTTTTTGTAATGTCAAAAGACAAATGTAAGTTTTTAGGAGAAAGATATGGGCAAGTCGAGTAGTGCACCCCCACCACCCGATTATTCAGGTGCGGCAAAAGAAACTGCGGCAGGTAATTTAGATGCGGCAAGAGCCGCTACTGCGGCAAACCGTGTAAATCAATACACTCCTTATGGATCGCTTGAATATAAAGTTTCAGGTGAAGATCCGTATGGCAATGCCACTTGGTCAGCTACTCAATCCCTTGCTCCTGTACAGCAACAACTTTTAGACTATCAAAATCAAGCCAGTTTAGGTTTAGGACAACTAGCTGGTAAAGGCTTAGGTTATGTCAGCAATATGCTTGACACCCCATTTGATACAAGCAAACTGCCGACTACTGGTTTTAATCCTAGCCAAAGTTACCAAGATGCTTATATGCAAAGACTTCAACCCCAAATACAACAAGGGCGTGAAGCATTAAGCACTCAATTAGCTAATTCGGGTATTCCCGTAGGTTCAGAAGCCTATAAAAGGGCAATGATGACGCAAGGTCAAAAAGAAAACGATCTTTTAGCCGCTGCAACTACTCAAGGTTTTGGCGTTGGTCAACAAGCTCGTCAACAAGGATTACAAGAACAAGCCTATTTGCGTAACGAACCACTAAACACGCTTAACGCTGTTAGAACTGGATCACAGGTACAAGGCCCTAGTTTTGTAAACTCTGCCCAACAAGCTACTACGGCTGGCCCTGATTTATTAGGTGCTCAACAAATGGGTTACAACGCCCAATTAGCCGCTTCTAATGCACAAAATGCTTCAAATAATGCAATGACAGGTGGATTATTTAGTCTAGGTGCTGCCGCAATACCTTTAATGTCTGATATTCGCACTAAAGAAAACATTGAGCCAATTGGTATTGCTAATAACGGCTTGACTGTTTACAAATATGAATATAAGCCTGAATTTAAAAACCATGAATTAGCTGGATCAGGCGTTCATTACGGCTACATGGCTCAAGAAGTAGAGCAAGTCTACCCTTACGCAGTTAAAATTTTAAATGACGGCTATAAAGTCGTAGATTACGGATTGCTATGAACCCATATATTTTGCAAGGCCAACCAATGCAGGATGTTAGCGGTTTAAACCCTGTATTTCAAAATTTTGGTCAGCAACAAGCCAATCAACAGATGGCACTTGCACAACAAAACCAATTGGCACAACAAGCTGGTCAATCTCAAAGCGGTGGCATGAACCCATTGGCTTTAGCACAAGCCTTGCGTAAAGATAAGCCTACACAAGATCAATTAAACGCTAAAGATGCACAAATGGGCGGTTTAGGCACATATAACCCTTACACACAATATCAAATATCTAATGTTTACGGTACTGATCCTTATTCTCAGCAAAGCAGAATGTTAGCGGCACAGGAGTTTTAATTATGGCTGATATTGGAACACTTACTCCCGAACAGATGTTGCAACAACAGCAGATTTTACGCCAGCAAAAAATGGCTGAAATGTTGATGCAAAAAGGCATGGAACAGCCACAAGGTCAAATGATTAGTGGTCATTATGTTAGACCTAGCATATTTCAAAATCTTGCTGGTTTAGCCAATACTTATGTTGGTCAGCGTGGTATTGAAAAAGGCGATCAAGCTCAAATAGACTTAGCCAAAGCCGTACGAGCACAGCATACTGACGAACTTAATCAATTCAATCAGTTATTGTCTAAAAATCCTATGGAAGCATATAGTTATGCGGCACAAGCCTACAATCCTAAATTGCAAGAAGTAGGCATAAAAAAGATGATTCCACAAGAATTTGATTTGCCTGAAGGTGGTAGACGATTTATGTCAATGCCTGATGGTACTGTTAAAGAAATTGCCGCAGGTGGTGAGAAAGTGCATCCAGTAAAAGGTAATTTAGTTACTTCTAGCGGAAAAGTTCTTTATTCTGCTCCACTTACAGGTGAAGAAAAAGTAAATCCTGCTGAAGCACCATTGCGTACTTCATTTTTGGGTCAAGCAACACCGCATATTCAAATTAGTCAAGCGTATCGCAAAATTGAAACTGCTCCTGATACTGCCGCTGGTGATATGTCTAAGATATTTGGCTTTATGAAAATTCTTGATCCAAGTTCTACAGTTCGTGAAGGCGAATACGCTTCTGCTGAAAATGCAAGGGGCGTTCCTGATACTGTAAGAGCACAATACAATAAAGTTATGAGCGGTCAAAGACTTACCCCAGCACAAAGAACTCAATTTACACAAGCGGCTGGTGATTTGGTTGGAAGTCAAAAACAACAATTTGAAGGTCAAAAGAAATTTTTTGAAAACATTGCTGTTAAAAACAAGATTGCACCTGAAAGTGTTATTTATGACCCTTATGAAGGTTTAAATTTACAAACTACACCGCCAAAAACACCTAAACAACCTGTTAATGTTGGGCAACAAATTGGTGTTCCGCAAGTAAATACTGGTTGGAACATTATTAGCGTAACCCCTACAAAGTAAATTATGGCTCAATACACCGTACAAGCCCCTGATGGACAAACAATTACGCTAGAAGGCCCTAATAATGCTTCTCAAGCAGATGTTATTGCACAAGCACAAAAACTGTATCAACCACAAGGGTCTGTTCAGGTTATGTCACCTGATGGTCAACCTTTAAACACTCAATTTGGTGAAACTGGTGGTGGTGCGGCTGTTGGTAGACCACAAGGTATAAATCGTACAAATGTATTAGAACAACCACGCCCTACTGAATCATTATTAGCTGGTGTTACTAAATCTGTTATTGATCCTGCCGTTGCTGGTGCTCAAGTTCTTACTGGTGGTCGTTTAGGAACTAGCGAACTTGCTCAAAAATTAGGCGAACAAGGACAAGTTTATTCTGAAGAAAACCCTGTTTGGTATGGCACAGGTCGTGTAGCTGGTGCTGTTGCTCCTGCAATGGCTATGTCTAAAGGTATTGGTGTAATCCCTAGTCTTACCAAATTAAATCCGTATGCACAAGCAGCTGGAATTGGTGCGGTGCAAGGTATATTAACTCCTGAAGAAACTGGCAAAAAAGATTTAGATTTATTTAGACAGCAAATGTTTAATGCTGGTACAGGTGCGGCTATTGGTGCTCCTATGCCGTTATTAGGCAAAGTTGTTAATACCGCCTACGGTGCTGGTAAAGCCGCTTTAGAGCCGTTTAATGAAGCTGGTAGAAACCTTATTCTTGGTCGTGCATTGCGTCAGTTTGCTGGTAATGATGCAGAGCAAGCTATTGTTAACATGAGAAATGCACCTGAATTTGTAAAAGGTTCTAAACCTACTGTAGCTGAAGCCGCTGGCATTCCTAGTCTTGCCGCTATGCAAAGAGCCGCATTAAACGCTTCACCTGAAGCTACTAACGCTTTGGCACAACGCCAAGCACAAAATGCTGTAGCCCGTACTACTGCTTTAGAAAACATTGCATCACCTACTAGAATGGCTAAATATCAAGATTTAAGATCACAATTAGGCGATGAGTTATATAGGCCTGCTTTAAACAAAGCAATGGACTTTTCTGCTTTGACCCCTGAAATGCAATTACAGGTTAGTTCTTTAACTAAAACTCCTGCTATTAAACGGGCAATGGGTCAAGCCCAAGAAAATGCTTTAAACAAAGGCTATGATCTTGGCAATCCTAACGGCTCATTGCAAGGCTTGCATGAAACCAAAATGGCTTTAGACCAAGAAATTAACGCTGTAAAAGCAAAATTGCTTAGAGATAACGCAGGTGCTACAAGTGCTGAATTAGATGGCCTTAAAGCCGCAAAAGATAGATTGCTTGGCTTTATTGAAACTGTCAGCCCTGACTACAAAAAAGCTAGAGAAACTTACGCTAGATTGTCTAAGCCTGTAGAACAGCTTGAAACTATTTCTAATATTGCTGATAAAGCCACTAGAGATAAAGATTCAACCATCTTGCTTAATCGTTTTTCTAATGAATTGGAAAAAGCTAAAAAAGAAGGTTTATTGACCAAACAGCAATTGACTAGATTAGAAAATATTAAATCTGATATGTTGCGTACCGATTTTGCTAATGAAGCTGGTCGTGGCGTAGGTTCTAATACCATGCAAAATCTTGCTTATAACAATATGTTGCAAGAAGTTAATTTGCCTAATTTGCTTAGAAGGCGTGGCATGGCTGAAACCGCAGGTAATATGGCGGCTAGGGTTAAAGATGTGGCTTATGGAAGCATGAACAAACGCTTAACTAATGAAATGGCTGAAGCAATGCTTGATCCTAAAAAAGCGGCCGCTTTAATGAAATTGGCTGGAAAACGCCCATTAGAAGCACAAGTACCAACTGAACAATCAAACCTAGCTAAATTATTATTTACACAGGGTGGTGTTAATGCAGTAAACGCTATAAGAGGACAATCAAATGAGTAGAAACGGTACAGGTACTTATTCCCTACCTGCTGGTAATCCAGTAGTTACAGGCACAACCATTAGTTCAACATGGGCTAATAACACCCTTACTGATCTTGCTACTGCAATGACGGGTTCTGTGGCCGCTGACGGTCAAACACCTATTACTGGAGCATTACAAATGGGTGGAAACGACATACAAAATGCTGGAACAGTCACGGCTGTTACTGGTATATTTGGTGGATTA